GCTCGCATGGACGGCATTGTCTCATGGTTTTTGATGGCATTAAACATTTTTTGTTTTAGTTCGGTGTTGTTCTCAATAGCGGGAGTGCGACTAAAGATATAGTCCACAAAACGTTGGGTGGTTTCGTCCCAAGTCTCACGGCGGTTGTTCTCATCGATGTATCGGGCATATCGACTAGCGGCAATATATTCTCTATATTGATCCATTGTTATTTTCCTTGTTTAATATGTTTTCGGTAATTTGTTTAGCATGCCATTCGGCATCCTGTTCAATTAACCTATATTGATAATTGGTTGGGGGTACAAATTTATCGTCAGTGTCTTCAAACCGACTTTTAATTATAGTGTCAACCCATATGTTGTAGTGAGGATTGTAAATTGCTCTTAACAAAGGGGTCGGACATACAAAATCACATATTACAAAATCGACGTTTGACTCTTTGGCTAAGTGATTCATACGGTGAGCTTGACGCATACGACCGGCATCTGAAAAATCCCAATCGTCATTGTCTTTACGCACTTGATCTGCGTTAAACCATTTAACTGTCTTGCCTGCCTCTATTAATTCATTTATTAAAGCCTTAGCTAGTGTTGTCTTACCAGCGCCGGGCAAACCCATAATGAGTACTTTTTGCATATTTTAGAGACAAAAAGGCCGCTTATTAGGCGGCCTTGTTCCGGTTAATTAGTTTGCGAAGTCTGCAGCTGCTGATGTGCCACCGCCTAAGCGTTCGCCGTCTGCAACTTTCATTACATTGTTTAATCCACAAGCGATACCCTTTGAACCACTTGCATTATATGGATAAAATGTTACTGAAACGCGACCATAACATCCGGAGTACACTTCGTTTGGATCAATGATCTCGTTCATGTCAGCATCGACAACACCCGGCTTTTGAACTGAGTTGGCATTGATGAAGTATGAGTTAGCATATGCCGCGTCGTCTTTCTCTTCATCGCCATCACGCAAACCGCCTTTAAGACCCTTAGGTACCGCACCACCAAAGAATGCTGCATTTGTTGTTTTAGCCTCCTCAAAAGCTTTGTTAAACTTTTCAATGGTAGCTGTATCGCTTTTAGGGATAATGATAGACACTGAATATTTAGGTGTGCCACCTTCCATGGCCGCTTGTGGTTGGAACAAGTGAGCAAATGATAAACGAACTTTACCTGATACTACTTTAACTTTGTTTGACGTTGTAGCCATAATTAACTTCCTTTTTAACGATAGATACGGACTTCAGTAGGGGCCGTATCGTCAACCCTTAAAACAATATACTACTTATTTATGCATCGTGCAACAACTTTAAATCAGTTAGTGCTTGTTTCATTGCAAGTGCCTCTGCAAATTTCATTGCATGATCTGATTTATCTAGTATTTTAGGTTCTAACTCAACCAACATCAGCATATCATATAATGATTCTCTTATGATATTTAATTCTTCTCGCATGGTCGGATCTTTAAATTCTTCAAAATCAGATCTGTAATCTTCTATCATTTCGTTTGGGATGTCAAACGAAAAATCTAAAAATTCAAATCTCATTTGAAGTCATCACTTACATTGTTGGCATTGGCTTTAACCAGTTTTGGTTGCCCTTCAGGTCTTTGGATAAGATCTCCCAACCACGTAACAATTTGTCCTTTAGCCGCAAGCTTTTCCAAGTTAGCGATTGAGCGCATTTTTGGAGTCTCCCAAATCTCGTTTTTGGGAATGCCTTTTGATATCAATACTTCAGAGGCGAGCATCACATCAATAACTTTACGATGTGTCACTGACTTTGCCAATTTGTATCCGGTTGGTACTTCGCCAGTTTCAACCGCGCGATTAAGAACAAACTCTTCTACATCGCCAGCCCAACTGCGCAAGCCTTGTGCTTTGTCTAATACTTCAGCCAATTCATCATCAGATAATAAAGGTGGGTCTCGGAACTCTAGTTTAGCTAAAGAAGTATTATATTCCGCACGTTCTCGGCAAATAGATTTAGCTCTACACCATCCACAGTGCTCACCAGCTACAAATTGACCTGTGCCTACCCAAGCTAATTTAGCTTTTTTAGCTACAAAGTTTTTACCCCAATCAATTAGCTTATCAATTGTCGACTCTTCTGATGAGATTGAATGTAGTCTTGGCTGAACAATAGTCCAAGTTACATTTTTAATGTTTGGGAATTCATCTTTAAATTTTTCGTAGGCTCCTAATGCATACAATTTTAATTGTGAATTTGACTTGGCATTTACTGCAACCCCTTTTCCCGCCTTAAGATCAATAACCCTAATTGAATTAGGGCTAATAATAACGCAGTCAGCGCTACCAAAGGCTTCTACCACATATTCAGTTAAATCTAGTTTCTGTTCAATAAATGCTTGGTCTTCAGATCCAATCTGCGACCTTACATAAACAACGTAGCTATCTGCGGCCTCATCAATCTCTTCTGAGTATAATGAGTTGGCTTTGCAAATCTCTATTTCAGCATTGTACTCTTCCTCAGATATTTGTCCAAGCTGAAATCTTAGTTTTGCCTCGGAAATTGAATGACACAATGTCCCCTCACCAGAGAAATCAAATGCTGATGGGTTTCGTTTAGGTTCCGGAAGTGTGGCTTCCAGTCTAGGTGCGGGAGTGCAAACCAGCCAGCGGTGTGATGAACTCGGGCTTAATAGAGCATGTGATGCCATTATATTTCCTTAATTGAGTGTTGATTCAGGTATTGTACAGCTTTTTCAAGTGTTTGTACAGAATCTTTAAAGTGTCCTAATCCAATATTACACCACCTACATAATATTCCACGCACTTTTCCGGATGAATGATCATGATCTACATGACTATTCATTCCATCTAAAAGAGGATATTTGCAAATAGCACACCCACTATTTTGAAGATCTTTAATTTTTAAATACTCTTCAAAAGTAAGATTATATTCTCTATATAATGATTTTATATATCGTTTTTCGGCGGATTTTTTTTTATCTTTATTATATTCAATTCGACCTTGAATTATGTCACAAGGTTTACATCGTCCTTGATACCCATCTTTTTTTGATCTATTTTTATAGAATTCAGACAACGGTTTGTTATTTTTACAAACAATACACTGTTTCATGATACCCCCCTAAGGTATTGGATGGGCTAGATGGTTAGGGAACCATCAGGGGAGCAACCCCCGTTCGCCCAAAGATTTATACTTTCAGTGCTTTGATTAAATCAGAGATCTCTTTGTCAAAATCAATTTTTACTTCTGCTTTAACATCTACCTTAGTTTCGCGGCTGTCTTTGTAGTCATCGGGGTATTGCCCACGAAGAGCAATTTCTGCTACACGACTATTAAACGACTTGTTTTCGACGTTAGCCAGCATCAGATTTTCCCAATATGCTTGCCCGTACACCGTTGCCAAGTCTAGTGTCTCAGCAAAGAACGGGTCGTCTTTTTTAAGACGTAATGCTGTACCTCGGCTGATGCCGATTGCCGCGTACATTGCCTTTTGAGACGCACCTTGTTGCCCCATTGCTAGGATAATGTTAGCGTCAGCTTCAGAGAATTTGTATTTTTTAATAGTAGCCATATGTATACTAATGCAAATTACTCTTGGCTTTCGCCCTTGGTCTCTTCAAAGATCTTCTTGCGTGCCTGCATATCTCGAAGTGCGTCGTTGACAATTAGGCGAGTGATTGCGCCGGCTAACTCTTGGCGCTTCTTCTCTGCCTTCTCTTCATTGTCTTGGCGCAACTTCTCAATGGTGTCATTGGTTGAGATGCCGGCAATCAGTGACTTAACTAAATCACTCATCTGCTTTTTCTTCTTTTGCTAATTCGTCCATCTTAGCTTTGATTTTTTCAAATTGACTTTCACCTTGTGCTTGGATCAAGCCAATTAAATTAGCTGATTGAACAAACGGTGCTTGTCCTAAGATCGCCAAGATTGAATTGATCTGATCTACCGTGAATGAAAAGTTAATTTTTTCGTTGTTAATTTCGTCCATGCTATTGCCCTTTAAGTTTGTTAATTTTACGATTTAAATACCATGCTGCCTTCTCAAGATCTTGAATCGAATTCCCCTTGTGCTCATGTCGCAATAAATACTTGCCGACTTGCCACAAAAGAGGATCCGACTCAAAGAATTCCTCTAACACCTCAATTGCCTCCCACTTACCCTGTGTGTAGTGAGATGGCTTGTTTACCGGATCTGGCACCCAACCCACTGATTTAGATGCCGCATCCCATTCTTCTGGTGTTGCATCATTTAATCGTTTTACATGCTTTTCAAAGTACTCGCTCATACATCTAGTTCCTTCTTAATAATTTCAAGACCCTTAGCAAAATGATACCTCCAATACTTTTCGGTAACAGATATGTCTATGTACGTCATGCCATCTAAATACGCTTCAAAAATAAACTGTTCTTTAGGTTCCATCCTAGCAATAATGTTTCGGATATCAAGCAAGTCTTCTGCCGTCCAAGGTGCCCACCCCTCTATTATTTCATTGTTAAGGGATCCGTCCTTTATATCTTCGCGTTCCATTGGATCTGGATCCTCATCACTAAGATGCGGGTTGGCTGAAAATATTTTATATTCTACTATGATTGTTTTGGACATTGTCCTATACTAATGCAAAATCTAGCGCATTTAGTACGGCCTGTTGAACATTTATTTTTCCCTCTAATACTTGCACGACGTGTTCGTCAATACTTTCGTCCATCACAAGGTGGTGAATGATCACCGGCTTCTCCTGTCCTTGCCTGTGAATACGGGCGTTGGCTTGAATGTAGTTCTCACTGCTCCATGGTAAATCAAACCACACCATCTGCGCGGTGTCAGCCACGTTGCATTGTAAGTTAATGCCAATGCCTCCGGATTGAGGATGGGCCACCAACATCTTTATCTTGCCAGCTCGCCAATCGATCAAGGTCTGTGGGTTATCATCTAACACTCTGATATCTTTGAATCTTGTCTTTAAACTCTTCAGCGTGTTTTGGAAGTGGTAGAACACCAAGGTCGGTGTCTCTTCGTCCCAAAGGTCTTCCAAGTAATCTAGTTTTGCATCGTGCTGGTGGACTGCCTCTTTGCCCTCATTATACAAAAAGCCGGACGTGAACTGTAACAGCTTGTTTGTTAGAGCCGCGGCGCTAACCGCTGTAATAGTTTCTTGGCCTGTCTCAAGCACTAATTCTTTGCGCAAGGTGTCATATTGATCTTGCATGTGCACATGCATTTGAACTCTGTGATATACCTTGGTCACTTCCGGCAACTTCAAATAGTCCTCGGCCTTGAGTGAAAAGCAGATGTCCTTGATCTTGTCTTGGATTTGTTTGTCTGCGTTTTCAATGAGCGCCCACTTATAAATTACGTTGGTGTGGTAGTTTCGTTCGGCGGGACACATGTACTTAGCTTTAAACTTGGTGTAGCTTGTCTCCAAACGTTGTCCTAGATCTAAGATCCCAACTTGCGACCATAGATCAGCGTACCCTTGAGGGGTAGGTGTACCCGTCAGTATTATTTTTCGTTTAAACGTCTTTAAATAGCTCTTAAGTGCTTTAAATCTTTTTGTACTTGGGTCTTTGAAGCGTGAACTCTCATCAATGACTAGGTTGTCAAATATATTTGACACCATGAAGTCTTTAAATAACCAAGCCACGTTCTCCAAGTTGATGATGTAGATGTTGGCCTCGGACTTAAGCGCGGCAGTTCTCTGTGCTGGGGACCCCATAACCTTAACGATAGTAAGGTCTTTTGTATGCGCCCACTTTGGTATCTCGTCAGACCATACCGACTCGGCCACTCGCTTGGGTGCGATGATTAGTGTCTTGCCTTGAAACTGCTCGGCAATGATCGTCAAGGTCGTTGCTGTCTTACCAAGTCCTGGAGGTAAGAATAGGCCGAGGTTTGGAATTACCTTGGCCTTCTCCACGATTTCTTTTTGGTAATCATGCAGGTTGGATCTCGTTAATGAGGGCATCTACTTCTTCCTTAGACCGAATCACTACGACTGGAAACCCGAGCTGTTCGAGTTGTTGAAACACTATCTTTTGTCTCGGACTGATCCCTCCCTTTTGCGTTTTTAGCTCGACGAACTGTAGGAAGTTTTGGAGGAGCACTATCCGATCCGGTACTCCCGTGATCGTTGATATCCACTTCAAGCACATCCCCTGCCTTTCCTTTACCCTTTTTATTAGATACGCTTCGATCTCTTTTTCTAGCAATCTCTTTCCTTTCAATTAGGCTGGCAGAATATACCTGTTCAACAAATGATTGAGATAAATATGCGCGAGTCTCGCCGGCAATGTTGTCCTCGCCAATGAAGTGACCCAGCTTTTCAACTGCGTGCGACACCTCATGTGAGATGACACCGACCCACATGGCATCGTCGTCTTCCAGCTCGTAGTTTGACAAGTCAAATACCATGATGACTAAATCCCCAACGTGCGTGTGGATGGTGTGCGTCTCTGCCTCACCACGTTCAAACGCATGGATGTTGACTGCCAACATGTTCTCTGCAAAAATTTGTTGCAACGCCTCGTCGCTAAAACAGAGGTATACGATCTGTGGAAAAAAGCCCGTGTCTATCGAGTAGTACTTAGGCTTTTTGATCGAGGATTTCTTTATGGATAGATCCAACGGGGTCTCCTTTCCAATTAACAGTGACTGAAGTGGGGTCTTGGTCTTTCCAATACTCAAAGCTTAGGAATGCTCCTCCATCGGGGCCAACGTCTAGCCAATGTGCTAGTCCATCGGGTGAGCTTGATGTTGCTCCAAACATGCGGTGTGCGCCATCAGCTCTAGCGTGATGCATACCTTCCATTGATTTCACCCCAATTTTTTCAATATCAAATCTAATCTCTCCTGTTAAATAAACAAATGCTGATTCAACTCCGGGGTGGGTGTGTGGGGGTGTTGTTGAATTTGGTTTAGATAAATATAATTCAACTTGAAACCTACCCTCCCTAAACAAACATAAAGCCATTGCATTATCAGTATAATGGACAGGATCTCTGAATGGAGGCCGCATCGGGTATCCATTAGCAGTGTACCAATCCCTAAATTCTTCAACACTTTTCCATGAGTTTTGCATGCTCTTCTCCAATTAAGTCTCCTACCCAACTGATTGATACAGATGTGGGATCTCCAACTAGCCATTTTTCAAACACTAAAATAGCACCTCCTTGATCGCCCACTTTTAACATGTGTGGCGCCCCTCTATTTTCTTCGGCGTGAGTCCAAAGTAGTTGATGTGTGCCGTTTGGTTTTTCTTTTTGATATTGAGAATTATCAGAAAAAGTTACCCCATCTTTAGAAAAACATAAGTTGCCGGTCAAGTACACCGTAATAGATTGTATATCGGGGTGACTGTGCATAGGTGTTTGAGTGTTTGGTTTACTAATATACAGCTCAACTTGATACTGCCCCGCACGATACAGCACCAATGAGTGCGCAATTTCAGTCGTGTGAATGGCATTCTCAAACGGCGGGCGCCAAGGGCGTTTTTTCATCCATGCTCTAGCAAATGTTTCTACGTCTCCAAATTTATCTACCATTTTCTTTGCGTGCCTCCATCATTGCATTGGCTAATTCATAGCTGTACTCAGCAAGGTCTTCGTAAGTAATATCTTTAATGTTGGGATTGCTTAGGTGTCCATGTAAAGACACCATGGCAAACAAGTCTTCTAAATCAATATCATCCATGTTTTTTCTCCACGGGGTTAGCAAGTATGTATTTGTCACCCAAGTAATTGAGCGCGGCTTTTAATTTGTCTTCGTATTCGTTTGTATGATTAATTTGCATACCATACAGGCATGTAATTATTTCTGATTGTCCATCAAACATTATATGTCCTTTCGTAAGTGGTGGTATAAATCTACGAGATAAATCCATGCTATCATAAATGGTAACCAAAGTAAAATAGTGATTGCTGCAATTTTAAGCTTAGTTTTTAATGTCAGTTTCACAGACTCTGTACCTCCACATCGGTGAGTTAGGTCTGCGACCAAATTCTCGGCGCATTTCAAAGGCATTGTATCTAAAAAACACCTCGTACTTTTTCATGTGGTTGCGGCGGGTTGAGGCCATGACGCCCTTATAAAACCGTCGTCTAATTTGTAGCATCATATCTTCGGGTCTCCTATGAAGTCATCCTTAGACAGGATGGGTTTATCAAAAGCGCTTCGCATGCGTTCAATTACTCGGTCAAGCTCTTGGATGTCGTTGCCGAACACCTCGGCGCCGCAGTGTCCATACGGGTTGCCCTCTCGGTCAAAGTACACCTCGCGAATCTCAAGTGATGTTTCGTCATCGTCACTGTCGACGTTTACAATTCTATATCCCCACATTTAATATGCTCCATCTTCGTCAAAGGTTACGATACTGTTAATATACAACTGCGCTTTTTCATTCAACTTAACACCCATGTATGTGTGCACACGTCTGCCATCTGAGCGATCAAGGCCCGCCTCGATACGATGCTCTTGGGTTGCCGCCAAGAATCTGCGCTTGAACGAAAACTCTGTACCGACTGCAAGTTTCTTCTTCATCGCCCAATGTGAGTAGCATGTAAACACATCGTCTTTTGATACAGTGCCGGTCGGGTCAAACACTAACGTGTCCTCAACAAACGACCCAATTGGATTGCCAAGTTCTGACATTAGTTCTAAGTATGAGGCGCCCGACTTAGGTTGAATGAAGTGGCCTCCGCGTTCTAACCGGCGACGTAGTCCCTCCATTGCCCAATTAAAGATGCCGGATAGCTCAGATTCAAGCTTGATTGCGAGCTCGGTGTCCTCGTTACCATAGAATGTCTTGGTCATCTTGAGCACAATCATCCGACCTGTCAGCGCGTTTGAATTCTCGGTTAATTGCAGTACCTCATTAGAATAGATGACTATTCGTGTGGGGAGGTAGCCGTTCCATGCCTCTTTGTTTTTGCGGTTTACTGTAATAGTATCGCCACCAACAATACGAAGTAGCTGAGACACCACAGCATTCCGATTTCGCTCTGGAGCACGTGCATCAGTGAAAGATGCAAGCAATTTACCAAGCCAAGGTTGCAAACCGAATGTATCACAAAGTTCTCCTAATTCCGGCGCAACAGTATTGTGTTGCCCCAATAATGAAACCAATATCTTATTGATTGTGCCCTTACCAGACCGGCGCGGGCCGATCATGTTAAAAAACTTTTGTTGCTGGGTGTCACCCGACAGGACGTACCCAAACATCTCTTGCAAGGTGTGAATCGCCTCGATGTCATCCTCCCAAATATCCGTCATAAACTGCTCCCACCTCGGGCACTTGGCGTTTGGGTTGTAGTCAAAGTTTAGCGAGTTCTGTGTAAAAAATCCAAGTGAATGAGAGATGAGCGCCTGTTCATCCACATGGAATAAACCGTTCTTCAAACTGATAAGTTTTGATGCCGGCGGCTTAATTGCTACATATTCCTTTAACCAAATTGGTGGCTTGGTGTTTGCATGGTTCGGCAAGTGGATGATTGATTTCACTGCATCAATCGCGGCGCTTACTGCCGCTGGGTTTGGGTTGAATGGTAGTATCTCTTGCTTGCGTCCAAGCTTCTTACACTTGTCTAAGAAGTGATACATGTCTGAGCGGATGGTCAGCTCCTCGATCACCTCGTAGTGTGTGCCAGAATACAGATAGAAGTCGTCGGCATAATGAACTAGCTTGTACCCCTCTTCAATCCTGTAGTAGTTATCTAAGAACGTGCGTGCATGTGACATCACATTTTGATTCAATATGATATCACCGTTATCGAGCGCCTCCTTGATCTTCTTTTGGTTGACCTTGAATATCAGTGAGCGCAGTGTCACCCCACTGCCCGAGAATGTACGCCACTTTGTTTCACAGGAGTACTTTCCGGTCGCTGAATAATCTCCGGTGGTCTGAGCCGACCACCTGTCCCATGCCTCACATGCCTCGACGTCACCACCAAATTGATGGTGGAGCGCCTGTCCAATCCTTAGCCACTCGTCGTACCCTGTGTTTGGATCGAGCTCGCTTAGTATCTCGGTCTCTACCCTATGTATGTCGTATCCCTCCACCACCGGCTTGAAGTCCTCAAACTCGTCACCCGATCTAGTGTACACACGCTCGGGTATAATGTTAGTGAGTACTTGCTCACTAGCTGGGACGCTACCTTGCAGAAGTGCGCCTGTGACTGTGAAGTATCGACCTGTGTTATAACATTCCAATCCGATGGTGTGGTCGACGTGGGCGTGTTTAAGGTCTGCGCGTGTAAAGATCTTGACACCGGTTTCTGACGGACTGACCTCCACGTACCCCTCCACGTTGTCGATAATGTTCTGAGCGAATTCGGTGAGCTCGCCGGTTGTTGGGTCTCGGCAATCGTCGATGTCGATGCCTACCAAGTTATCATCTTGGCTGAATACAAACCCCACCCCGCTAAATTTGCCTGTTTGGTATGCTTTCTCGACTGCAAAAAAGTCACTCCAATGTTTTGGGTTGGTGCTCGATGCCGATGCCCCATTGATTTGCATTGGTAGTTTAGATAGGCGCTTGGATTCGCCCTCGCCCACCTCCATAAACTTCCACATCACCCACCGGTTGATCTTTTTGAGCTCCACGGGGATGTTCTCAAATTGTACGTTCATTTATGCATTGCTCCATAATTGCATGCTAGATTGCATGTTAGTTGCACCACTTGATTTCTTTTTCTGCCACGCGTAATCAGATGGATCACGCATTGAGTTCAAGTATACCTGAGCAATTTGTTTTGGCATAGTCTTTTCTGAAACAATTTTATCCTTTGGGTAGTCAAATACCTCCGGAATAAACGGTTCGGCTGTGAGTGAGTACAGTTTGTTCATGTAATGTGGTGTTGATACCCTGATATATTTACCCTCTAATAGACACTTAATGCTATAAGTGACCTTGTTTTTAGACATGCCAAGTTCTGCACTTAGCTCGTTGGTGCACTTCGGGCGCTCGTTTAGAGCCTGACACACATTCCAACGGTTTTGCTCGGAGGCTCTTACTCTGTCTTCTGTTTTCATTGTTCGTCTTCCTCATCAAAGTTTACTTCTCTTGGTTTCCAAGCGTAATATTCTTCAACTACCTTCTCGTAGGTATTCCAAGCCTTACTGAAACGCATCTCGTACACATGCTTGATGCCTAGCACCTTGTTACAAAAATCATCGTTGTCCTCATATTCTTTAGCAAGTAATAATAAATCCTCTGTAATGCCCCAGCACAATAAAACTTCTTGCTCTAGGTCTTGTATTTTGTTACTCATGTTTTCTCCTTTATAGTGGACATAATGTTAGCTTTTACCTACATATTATCCATTAAGATACATAAAAGTTATGTGTTCTTTTCCTTTAATGCTTGTTCAATAGCACGGGCAAAGTCAATTGCAGTATGCCCTACAAATAATTTACTTATCTCATCATCCGTTAATCCTTGCCAATGATGCTTTGGACTAAAGTTTCCATTTTCATGTTTTATCAAAGCCACAGGTTTCAACTCTCCTTCTTTTCCAGATAGTTGCTCTTGCGCTTGTTCTACCCTATGTGCTTCGTATCCATGTGCAAAGCCTTGTTCGTATGTCATGGTTGGTTGTTCTAGTGCTTCTTTGCAAGCGTTGATTGCTTCTTTCCTATGTTTTTCATTCCATGTTTTTATGCCGACATCAATCGTCAATGTTTCCATAAAATCAATCGCCATCTTTAATGCTTCGTCTTTGTTAGTCATTTTCTGCCTCCACAGTAAAGAATATACCTTCGCTGTTAGATGCAATGTTTGTCACCTTGCGCCATTCAATATAGGATTCATTGACAGCAATAAACGGACCACCACTCGGGTCAACAAAGCCTAGATTGTTCATGTCCATCTCAACACCTTCACGACCACCAAACCGCCAATGGTCTAACTCACCCTTGATGGTGTACTCGTTGTCACCTGTCTTTACAAAACTATACTCGTTGCCGTATCTATTTTTCATCATCTTTCCCCGTGTAATAATCTAACAACACACGACACGCATCAATGTTAGCCTCGTTCATGCGCTTATCATCTTCGTTGTATGCAGCTACTAAAATCTCTTTGCTATCTCTTAACTGACGTTTCAGTAACGAAACAAAAACACCATCCATTACGTCATATAGGATGTTGTTGTCTTCCATGTCAAATTCAATTTTCATCTGCTTTCCCCGTTATCTGATGGTACGCACCTTGGTGGTCTTTTAATGTGATGGTGCAACTCTGATGTAAGCTTGCCCACAAGGTCATGGTTAAGAATGTTATTAAGCATCCTAGTATTGCGTTATTCATTATCTGTCCTTTCTAAAATGGTGGGTTGTCCCAATCCGGATGATCTAATGGCAACTGTGGCGGATCGGGAGGGTACTTGACTGTCCCCTCTGCCGGATAGGTGAAGTATCTCACAGGGTTGTTGTCGTCGTCAAGTATCGCCCACCTAATCATATTTTACTTTCTTTATATCGATAGTATAGGCTCATCATTGCCATTCCGGTGGCAAGCCCGAGCCCGAAAGCTGAACTATAGCATAAAACGTACTCGATAATCATTCCCATTTACATTCACTCCTGTATGTAAGTACCCCTTTGCACCCCTTTGAAAAAAGAAGTGGTACAATCCAATTAAATCAACATCTTACAGACCAACAATGCGGGTTTCAGCCCGATTTCGTGTTAGTGACCACTATCATTTTGACCGGCTCGCACCAAGGTCGTGTACCACTTGTCACACTTGTCACCCTTCTTTTCTCTTTTTTATTTTAATTTAATAAAAATAAAAAAGAGATAGAGAGATAAAGTGAATTTAAGTGTGACAAGTGTGACAAGTGGTACTCAAATCACGAAAGTAATTATAACAACTGTCAACCATATAACTAATAAGTATAACAAGCAAAACATTGCTAAATATTTAGTCAACTTTGTACCCTTTCTGTTTCATCATGTGATATGCCCACTTTCTGAATTCAATACGATTCTCTGGTGTTTGCTCATCGTGCTCATCCCATAAGGCATTGACAATGTGCTCACCATTGGTGTCATGGAATTCAATGCGTAACATGTTGCCGTCTTGATCGTATATCTCTTTATGTGAAGCTTTCTTACTCATGGTGATCCTCCTCTTGATTCTCTTCATTAATAGCATCGAGGCTCACAGGCTCTCGGGTTAAATACGACTGCAACTGTAGCACCTTGTCTTCGCCCACCCCCATCATTGTCGCGACCTCCGATGTCTTTGGTTTGCGACCGAGCACTTGACCTAATGTGCGCTCGAGGTAGTTCATCTTCTTGATCTGCTCTGATATGTTTACCGGCAGTCTGATCATGTGCGTCGTGTTGTCAAGCTCTCTGCGTGTGCCCTTTATAATAAAAGACTTAGCATAGGTGGCAAATCGTGCATTATTGGTGGGTGTCCACCTCTTTGCCGCCTTGACTAATTGCTCGTTGCCGATGTTAATTAAGTCGTCGACCGGAGTACTGCCATGACTCCATGCCGATGTCTGTTTTAATACATATACCACAAAGCGCAGATTATGCTTGACCAACTTCTCTAATGCCTTATCATCGCCGGCTTGAATTCGCCTTGCTAGTTCATGCTCTTCTTTAACCGGCAATGGTTCAATGCCAAACAGACCTTGCAAGTATTGATTTAGTGTGTCAAAATTATCACTCAAGGGGGATCCTCCATTGTTGGAATCCCCCGAATATACCACTAATTCATTTGTTTTGCAACATATAAATCGTACTCTGTCGGACTCATGTATTGAGATAGTACTAAATTAAATGCATGGACTAATTCTAATCGCTCGCCATTGCCTGTCGACCAATCTGCTTTTGATAAGTATTGATGGTACTCGACCAAGCTTGCGACGATGATGTCGTTTAGCTGATCGTTATCTATGTCTATAAGTATTTTCATGCTATTCCCAATGCCCTGTTAATTTAAGTGCTATGTATACGACTGTCACATATATTAGTAACCAAATAGAAGAGTAACCTAGTTTGTCTACAAATGTGCGCTTTGATCTGCGAGGCATTATTTCACCTCCACAATGCGAAAGTCTTCACGATCCGGTACATCTTCCATGTTGCCCTCTTCGACTGCCTCTAGCATCTCTTGTAAAAACCAATCGAGCTCTGCCTCTGCATCGACCTTGCTATCGAATACACTTGGTGTTGAATTTCCGGACTCGTCCTCTGACGACCATGTGTTTGTCCATCCGCCACATAATGTAAACTCTTGTACTTCATATCTCATGATAGCGACTCCTCTTGTGCAAAATAATTTTCGACTAATTCGTCAAGGTCTTCCGACTCTTCGTTTAGCTTTAATTCGGCGATTATTATCTTCGCCAAGTCTAATATATGCCATCGCCACATGGCTCTTGTTTGGTACATGTCGCAGTCCGGATAATAGTTTGCCACCTCCAATGCGACCTCTGCTAATAGTGTTGGATTCATAGTAGTGCCTCCATCTCTTCGACTGCTCGCAGTAATTCTGCTCGGTCTTCTCTGATCTGATCGCCATATGCAGTACTTGAGTTTAGGTCGTCCAAGTACTGCTCGTACTTTTCGAGAGCGTACCGGATGTTGCGTGTCTTAAATGTCATGTTATTAAGTATATTTTTGACATCTGTGTCGATCAAGTCTGTGGTGCAATTTCGCAGTTCATTGCCTCGGATGATCTTGATCAGTCTGTCTGATTCGTCTCGTACATCGATCTGTATTGTGTAGTTCATTTTGATGCCTCCAATTCTTTATATGAATATAGTAAGTTCTCGTAGTCAATCTTTTTGTCTTTCAGTTCATCGTCTAGCAAGCTTGCGCATGTTGACAGGTCGTACTTGTTTAGTACATCATGCAAGGTCTCGAGCTCGAGCTCTGCCTCTTTTAACTTGTCGATCAATGCCTGTACCACGTCCGGTATGCTTTGGTTTGTGTTGCGATATTGTCTTTCGATGCTATCCACATCCATCTGATAAAAGTTCATGCTAAAACCTCCTGTGTAATGTCCATCTCATTGCCGTACATAATGTTTAGGTTTTTCACCTCATATAATATCACAAACAATGGTTCGTCTGCGCCCTCTTGGTAGATGTTAATCTCGTACCCGTCTTTGTCATCTAGCATGACTGCATCCCAATGGTCTGCCCACTCATTGTCATGGTCTTTTAGGAATTCCCTTGCCTTTTTTATTGCCTTGGCTTTCATCTCGTCGCTGATAATCATTTGTCGTCCTCCCCATCTTGTGGATATAATTGTTCGGCAGTCATTGTGATGACCTCCCAATTAATGCCGTCATTGGCATCAAACCAATCGGCAATTGCCTCGAGTACATGTACGCATTGCTCATCATTTAGATCAGGTCTTACGCTCTGTACGTCGTCGATATGCCAATCGTCTGCTAAATACCATTTACCTGTTTCAGTTTGTGCCATGTGTGCCATTTTGTATGCTCCTAGCAAGTTAATAAATATGGTGTGCCGTATGGTAGTGTGTCGGTGTTGTCAGAATATGCAAAATCTACATCTTGCACAAACTCACCGGCATCACATAATAACACAGTAATTTCTTTGTTGATGTCGTCATCTGACATGGTGTCGATGATTGCTTTAAGCTCTTTGTATGTCATGTTATGCCTCCACTAATTCGTAGTCTAAAACTTTAAAATCAAAGGTACTGTTCATGAGCGCTTTTAATTCCGGCTCGCCCTTGTCACAAAAATAATAGATGTCATGGTCTGATATGCCAAATGTGTCTTTTTGTGTGTCGCCGTCTTCGTCATATACCTCACCACCGAAACTAAAATAACATCCGCTCATTACTTGATCATTGTCTATGTATTGAATGGTCGCATATGCGCCTCTGTATGTTGTCATGATTATGCCTCCACTTTATAGGATTGATATGATCTGATCTTACTTGGGCGCTCGTAGGCGACCTTTTCATTGAATGCGAAAGGGATGCTGTTTGCCTCGAGCGCAATGCAAAGCTTGGTAAGGTCGCAGTCTTCCTCGAGGTATGCGTACTCGCCTCGCTGATAGCTGTAATGGCTGATGTCTTTATCAATGCCAAGCTTGGTCAGGAATTGCTTTTTGACCTTTGCCCATGCGTGACCTGCGTCTGAATATATGGTGATGATCATGTTATCTCTCAATAATGTTATGAATTGGTTTGCCGGCACGATCAAAAATATATTGATTGTCTCGGCAATGCTCTTGTATGTCTAGGTCTTTCCATTCGCCTACAAAATCAGCGCACACAATGCCGTCGTCGTTATCGTACTCGATAGGCTCTTGGTCGAGCCATTGACGGACATTGACCTTGGCTTTGTCTGTGAGCTCGATATAATCAAAGCCGGTAACAGTATACATTTTGCTCATAATGTGATGCCCTCCAATACTGTGACGACTCGGTCGACTGCATCTTGGCTCTTGCCTCCAATGTGCCAAGTAGTGACCTTGGTTTTTGGTGTGCCGTCTGCGCCAAGGTAGTTTTTACCGTCTTTCCAATTGTAAACTGTGGCGACTGTGCCGTCGCTAAATTCGATATCCCACTCAGCATCGATCTTGTACTCGTCACCACAATTTGGCTTGCCAAATGCCTTTTTAAGCTTGGCATAGTCTGTGGTGATATAGCTTTGTAATGATGTACCATGGATGCGTACATATGTATCATTGTGTGTTTTGTATTGCATGATTACTTGCCTCCCTTTTTAACCATCATCACACCCTCAATACTTACTGATTGAATCGTGTCTTTATTGATAGCACGATATCCCTGATCAGCCATTGAATAGATGGTGATGTATTGGTTTGCATCTAGTGTGCTCTTGCCTCCCTTGAGAGGCGATGTCACACCAAGGCGACCATTGATCTTACGTAGTGATCCATCTTTTTTGATGAATTCTACTGTCACGAATTTACCGTTTGATTGCTCTACGAATTTGCTTAAGTCCATTTTGTATTCTCCTAGATGATTAATGTTTTACTACAGTAAAGATTTTACGCTCATTGGCGATGCAGTCTAATACCGAATATTTATGGCTTTCGACTGCATCATTAGTTTTGCTTATGATGGTAGTCCGCCGGCAATTGCGACAATAAAGTACACCACCAAACCGATAGCACAAACCCATGCTATTATCTTATCCCATTGATCTGCGCTCATGCTGATGCCTCCTCATTAAAGTATTGGTCTGACCAATTGTCCATGTACTCATTGTCTGTGTGGTCTGCGACGTTTTCATCCTCGCATGTGTCTTGCACAATCAGCGCCCATGCCTTGCTATTGCCCTCGAGGTCTCTGATACTTAACTCAGCCATCTCGACCGACTCAATCGCATCGATGATCTCTTGGAATGAGACAGAGCGCCTTACTGCCCATTCCTCGCCGTCGAAGACTGATACTGTGTCATTGTTTTTGAGTGCGTACTTGACTAGATCTTTATAAGCTTTCATTTGATGCCTCCTATTAGTGTTTTGGGTATGAGATATTAGCGACGTCTGTATTCCAACAAGCTCGGCAGTCGCCACATTTGCCCTCGTTTTGATACGCTAAGCACGCTGTGCCGAATGCCTCGGCTTTTTGGTGTACGGTCGATGTGAGCGCCCATGTCGATGTGATAGGTGCTTGGTCGATCATTGGCATCGATAGGCGGATCGCTAGATTGTCCGGTACATTGATGTCTGAGCGCTTAAGCTTTGCCAAGAATGTCTTTTCTTTAGTCGGTAGCCAAAATTTGATCTGTGGCAATGCATTGGCGATCGAGATGATGGCGATTAGGTGGTCAAAGCTTTGTAGGTCGCCGGAATCATGCCACCTAAAAAATCCGCTCTTGTCTGCCTTGCGGATGGATTCAATCATCGATGCTGACCATGCGACTAGGTCGGTCTGAATCAGCGCTAAATTGTGATCCCTTGGCGCTTTCACGTTTGGGAATCGGTACATGCCTTTGAGAGCATAGCAGTCGAAGCACACAGAGCCTTCGACCTTGGCAAGCTTTGAGCCTGTGATACAAGCTTGAGCGGGAGTACTGAAAGAGCCACAAGGCATTTTGCCGGCTTTTGAAAGCTTTGGTACGAATGATACGATTGATGTTGTTGTCATGTTATTGCATCCTTTGTTTAGGTTAATGGGGAGGCAAGGTCGCCTCCCTAGGTCATGATTATATCAGTTTATTGGTATTCACCAAGAAAAATTGCGCCATCGACCTGTGGCACATAATGGTCGATTTTATACTCTGCCGTCTTGATGTCCTCCGGCACATAGTAAACCCAAAAATGTAATTCATTGTTATATCGTCCGCTCTTCGATGATTTGCGAATTTTCTTGAGCACGCTCTCGATGTCATCGCCGGTAAACCATTCCATCGCATTCGATGCGTAAAAATGAAAGTCTTGTTTCATGCCGTAGACTTGGGAGGTGTCGTCTGTGATTCTCATGGTTATTCCCCTTTGCTGATGTAGTTAAATAGTACGAATTTTGCGACATTCAGTTTTTGTCTCGCATCGTCTGAATAGTCGAGCGATATCAATTCCTGTGCGTCTGATAACATCGATGCGACTAGCATGGTGTAATCCCTTGCGCCGTCCAAATGCTTGCGTAGGGATGCCTCTGTGCATCCGTAGCATTGCATATCCCATGCATCACGCTCTTGTTGTGTCTCTTTGATTTTCATATTGCATCCTTTTAGGTTTGTTGTCATAGACCGGCTCTCGCCGGTTTCGCTCATTAAAAGCTCATCAGTATGACTGCTTACTCTTCAACAAGCTCGACCTTATACCCGCTTCTTAGGCATTCGATGGCTTCTTCGAGCGCTTCGGCTTCGGTAGTATATGCGCCTCGCTCTTCTTGTGGGCTCATGCTAGTGAATTGTACTAATACATAATACATGGTGATATCTCCTAGTAATATACTGTACGATTTTTCTTGAGCTCGACGACTGTCTGTGCGACTGCGTCAAGGTATGCCTTGAGCTGTGCATCACGACGACGGCGAGCCATCTGCTCGGCTTTGTCATTGTCCGCCTTGAGCTCGGCTGTGGCTTGCTGAATCAATGCTATCTGTTGTTCGAATGTTGTCATGATTATGC